CGACTCTTCTTTCTGGAAACCGTCGAATCCTTTAAAAACTACGTAAAATTGTGTCATAATGTCATCTCCATGTAGCCGTCCCATTGTGGTTGATAGAAGAGATACGCATTCCCTTCGGTACCAAACATTCTGTTCTTGGCGATTCTTATTTTTACTTTGTTTGGGTCCGCTGTCGCATCCGTCCTTGAGCATCTATGTAGTATGAGAACGTTATCTGCGTATTGCTTGATTGAGCTGCTTCCTTTGAGGGAGTGGATTCCAACTTCTTCGCCCGAACTGCCTGACTGTCTGGGATGACAAATAAGAAGAAAATGCATACCCAAATCAAATGCCAACTCATGTAAACGCTTAACAGTTTCATCGATGGCTTCATGCAGCTTCTCTTTGTGCGAGTTAACTAAATAGTCGAGGTGATCCAGCATAACAATTTCAACTCCTAGCTTCTTTGCCTCATAGAGTTGATGGCCTAGTGAGTGAATGTCTGTACCAATTGTGTTTGGATTGATGAAGACCTTGTAGCGAGAGCACCACTCGTCGAATTGCTCGTTCTCATGTTCAGTAAAAGATTGGAATTTCATGGGACGACGGAGCACAACTGAGGCAAGCTTGCGCATAGTTGTTTCTGGCTTCATTTCCCATGAGTTGATCCACACAGGAATGCCTTGCATGGCACAATTGACAATAAGTTGCGTGCAAAAGGTAGTCTTGCCCACACCAGTGTCAGCCGTAACTACAGTCACTTCTCCCTTGCGGAGGCCCTGAAGGTAGTTATCTAAGTTCCGCCAACCAGTTGAGTAACCCTTGTCAATAGCATCTCTGAATCCTTGTGGAAGATCACCGAGTGGAACAATGCAACCTGAAGTAGCTTGTTCTAGTTTCCTCTTCCAAAAGTCTTCTAACGCTTCGCCCTTATTGTATTGAATTCCAGAATGTGTTCCCTGTTCTTCCATAAATCCATCAAGTAATCGCGCACGAGATGACCAAGAGGAGAATTGCTTTGCATTAAGTCAAGCTGTTCAGAGTTAGTAGGAGGCATTGGCGTTGCATTGTTTAGCCAATTGAGAATAAAGCCGATGTTTCCCTTGCGTCGCTTGCCTTTGTCGGACAAAAGCCAGAGTCCCATCTTTTTTAATTCATTATTGATGTCAATGCCGTCGTATGTTTCTTCGAGTTGATTAATTATCTGAGAATCAAGACCATAGAACTTGTTATTGTCTCGGTCGAAATAGACAGAACTGCTTTTATCCTTAGCCATAACCGTAAACTTTTTATTTCAGGTTTTGGATAAATACACACTTCTGGTAGTTTGATATTGTCTAAGTATCTAACCTGGGTCTGAGTTCCCCAACTCTTCCCAAAAGTATGTACATCCTAACGAGGAGCTTTACAGAGTTCCTCGTTTCATTTTTTCACGCTATACCAAAATTATATTTGAATGCAACTCATTTCTCATATCCCCTTGGTAATCTTTTCGTAATATGTTCTCGGCTCCTTCTAAACACTTCCCGTAACCTCTCTCCATCACTATAGCAAAAGTTTAAAGAGTTCCTAATCAAGTCTTGCACCGTTACTTTTCTCCCTGAATAACTAGATTCTAGAGCAGCTATCTCTTGTAATTGTTGATACATTGTCCTCTCCAATCGCGTAGACATTACATAACTATCTTGCAGCATTGCCGGCCTTGCCATTTCTTACCCCCATGTGACCAACGCAAAATAATAAGTACAGTAAATCTTGACAAGAACAATAAGGAAAGTTATGTGTAGATTATGTAACTTAAAATTTTAAATAGGTAACTTATGACAGATAACACTAGCGAAACTTGGCAAGAAATACGAAGCGGTATTGCATTTAGTTTTAAAATCATGGGCTACTCAATTCTTGGAATCGCTGCATTTTTCGGAGTAGTCTATGTCTGCATCAATTGCTTCTACTAACATCCCTCGTGTCACAGAGATCTTGCGTCCATACACAGGATACGATCAAGTCCCAAAAGACATACTAGAGAATGCTGCTGCAAGAGGTACTTCGGTGCATGCTCTTTGCGCTGGTATTGCTAAAGGGAATTGGATACCTGATGGAATGATTGTAGAGGAACTTTTGGGTTACGTCCAGTCCTTTCGAAAGTGGCAAGAAGCGCAGGTAAAGAGCTTTCAGATCATAGAGAAACGCTATACAGATTGGGAGAACAGGTACTCAGGGCAATTGGATTTTGTTGTTGTGGCCAAGGATGAAAAACTGTACCTCGTTGACCTTAAAACAAGTGCAAAGCCTCAAAAGACATACCCAGTACAAATGGCTGCCTACGAAGAGCTACTAAAACAGAATGGGATCAAAGTTGAAGGAGCTATGCTTGTGTATCTAAAGAAAGATGGCGAGTTCCCAGACATTGATTTCATCGAAGACATGCAGCCGGAATTTAACGTGTTTCTTGCAGCTGTTCAGTGTTACGAATATTTTAAAATAAGGAAGAAGAAAAATGCCGAGTAAAGAAGAAGTGTTGGATGTAACCGGATGGAATGTGTATCAAAGAGTATTGGGAATCATGTCGGAATTATCTTATATTCAAAAGGGCGACAAGCAGGTGAACAACCAATATCGCTTCGTAGGACATGACCAAGTGACGGCGAAGATTCATCCGTTAAGTGTTAAATATCGTGTGTTGATGATCCCTACTGTTGCAAAACACTCTCAAGAAGGAAACAGGACTACTGTGGATCAAATCGTGCATTTCGTGAACGTTGACAAACCAGAAGATCAGTTCTCTATCAATACATTTGGTTATGGGGTAGATCCTTCGGATAAAGGCCCTGGTAAAGCAATGTCATATGCCTTCAAATTAGCAGCTCTTAAGACTTTAATGCTAGAAACAGGTGAAGACCCAGATCAAGACCAAAAGAGCGTCTACGAGCCTGTGAAGTGCCTGGAATTTGATTTGATGATACCGCAGTCATTCACGGAAGCAGAGAAGAAGAAGCTGAATAAATTCTTGATAGAATCGGCTGAAGCGCAAGGAAAGCACGTTGAAGAGATTAAAAGAAGTGCTGTAGATAAGATGGAACAATTTCTTGAGGTATTTAAAAAATGGGGAAACAAGAAGTGAAACGATTCATTTGTTTAGTGATATTACCACTTACTTTGGTTGGATGTAGCTTCAGTTTCTCTAACATCTCGACACATGGAGTAGCTTCAGACTTGGTAGATGAAGAGCAGGAAGCTTCGTCAAGTTTTCATCTTCCTGCTAGTATTTTTCCAAAGTAAAGCCGCTTTACATTGGGGAAATCTCGTAGAGAAATCCCCATATTTTACCTATAAAGTTACGACATAGTAGTTAACATTCACCACAAGCGAGTTATTATTTGCTGCATTTCCTGTATAAGCTGATCCATTAGAGAAGAGCAATACTGCTTGATTCTCAATTGAAGAAGCTGGATTTGCTGCTAGATTCAAAGCTGCTTCCATCACATAGCTATTAGCAGTAGAAGTCAATTGGTCCTTAGTAGCAACCTCATTAGCTCTAGCGATAAGACCTGTAGAGGAACCGTATCGAAGTGCTGGAGGAGAACCTGTACCGCCAGTGAATGCATTAGTACCACCATAAACAAACTTAGAAACGACATCTTGCACAACAATTGCAGTTCCGGCTCCCTGCGCTGGGATGATAGTAATTGGTGTGGTTGTCCATGCTTTAATCTGAGCTGCTGTAAGTGTAACTGTTGCTGATTGAATTGTTACTGCCATTGTTGACTCCTTAGATTGTTGTGATGAAATAAGTACATGTAACAGTGAAAGTATTATCATTCGCTGCATTTCCTGCATAGGCTGAACCGCTATTAAATACAACAATTGAAAGGTTCTCAAGAGCAGTAGTAGCTGTAGTAGCCAGATCTGTCGGAACTTGTCTTAGGTATTGACTTGAAGCGGAGTTGATTTGAGCTGTAACCCCTGCCTGACTTTGTGCAATTTGACCAGTACCGTTATTGTATCTCAATTGAACTGTTCCGCCAGTTGTGAAAACGTTAGTACCTCCATAAGTCATTTTAGTAATGGTCGAGTTGATCCATATTACTTTACCAGCTCCTGGAGCTGCAATCACTTGTATCGGTGTTACGTTCAAAGCCTTAACTTGTGCAGAGGTTAAAACTACTGAAGCTGTAAGCATTCCTCCTCCAGGGGCAGCAGATGAAATCCAGTTAGTTCCGTCAGATGTTAAGACGTTCCCACTAGTTCCGGCTGTATCGGGATAGGTAGCTGTTGAAGCAACCCAATTTGTACCGTCAGCTCTAAGAATCTTGCCAGTTCCTGTTGCAGTAGATGGATAAGTCGCAGTTGTAAAAGCACTATTTGTACCAATACCTTGAGCTTGCCACACCTTACCGATAGCAGCAGTAGGCATATTGACTGAATTGTTTGTTGCCATTATACCACCGTGATGTTACCGATTGAGTCTGTTACTTGCCATGTAGCGTTAACTGTCATGCACACGAGCCATACTACATCTCTAGTAGCTGTTGAGGTGAGTGATCCACCAGTTCCAGCAGTAGTGTTAGTGTTTCCAAAGAAGATCTGGTTTCCAGCATTCTGTGCTACTTTCCAGCCAGTTGCGTTGTTAATACCTGTCACTGCGATTGTATCTCCAACTGCGGAAGTAGCAGGAAGTGTTACTACAACTTGCCCAGCGTTATTAGCTATGTACCCGTTACTTGCCACACCTGCTTGTGTAGTGCCTGTAACAACTGTCCATGTAAGACCGCCACCTGAAGCTGAGATCGTTGGGTTTCCTGCAGTGCCGTTCCCGTTGGAGATAGAGACACCTGATCCTGCTGTTAGAGTTCGTCCAGAGAATGTCCCTGCTCCATCATAGGCTACCATTCCAGCAGCACTAAGATTAATTGCGTTATTAGTTGCCATATTTTACCTATACGATTGTTGGATTTCCCATTGAGCTTAATACGTTCCAAAGAAGATTGGCTGTGCGACATACTAGCCGAACCGAATCCCCTTGCTGTGTTGAGGCTAAACTTCCCCCTACACCAGCAGTTGTTGCTACATTTCCTAGACGGATTTGTTGCCCTGCACCCTGCGTGATAGTGAAGCTAGTAGCTCCGTCGAGAGAAACCTCAATAACATTCCCCACTGCAGAAGTAGCAGGCAGGGACAAAGACAAAGCTCCTCCAGGAGAAACACAGAAGTAGCCATTGTTAGAAACAAGAGCTTGACTTGCAGTGATATTGCTCCATGTGAGGGCTGGTGCTACAGTTACAGTTACGGTTGAACCAGAGCCAGAAGTAGAAGCCCCACCAGAGCCAAGAATATTTAAATTATTAGCTGCTGGTACTGCGACTCCTGAGTTTGTTGTGAATGTCAAGGGAACCGAAGGAGGTAATACACTTGAGGAGATGTTTAATAGTCCTGCTTGACTCATTACGACCTCCTCGCATAGATACCTTCTAAATAAACAGCACCTGAAGTAGGAGCCGTAGATTGCTTGACGTAAAACTGCGTGCCAATTGCCAGAACAAACGTATCTGTATCTGAAATGGGTGGTGAATTAGCTGACAAATCCCAAAGCAAGAATGAATTCGAAGGCAGGAAGAAGTTGTTATTAGTTCCATCTGCACTTATGAATACATCCCCATTTGTAGCATTTACGATACGGAACTCACGCCAGTTCTGAGACAATGGTGTGCCCAGTGCCGCGTAAGTTCCTGAAATGCCGCCAAAAGCTAAGGATCTGAGCGTGTCAAATCTTGCTACTGCCATTGGGGCCTCCTTATACTAGTAATCCGTAACTTCTAAGAGCACCTACGACGTTCGCAAGAGCTAGGGACAATTGATAGATGTCATTTCGGATTGCAGCAGCATCATTCGCGTAAACAGTCAAGTCAGAGTAATCCGCTATTGTTCCTGTTGTTCCTCCAACTGTTACTGAATTGGTGATTGCTCCTTGCGTAACTACTGTAGCTCCTACGGAACCAAAGAACCCTAGTGTGCCTGTCGCATTACCAAGTGCTGCAGTTGCTCCAGCTCCAGTTGCTAATGCAGTATTACCTGTAGAACCTAGAGTCGTTGCAGTTGTGGCTCCTGCTGTCAATGCACCGCCATCCAAGTTAAGAGGAGTTGCTCCGCCATTTGTTAAAAGACCCATCAATGCTAAAC